AGTTGTAATATAGAAGTTAAATGCTCCCATATTTTGTTTTACATTAGCATGCTTGTACCAGGTAATATCGCTATCTTGTATTAAACGTTCTTCTTCAGACATAATACGGAGCATTAATTCTTGGTTAAAACTGTCTAGTTTGCCAGCACCTTTAGACTTTTCATACTGGTCCATTACGTAGTCATAGTTAAATCGATCTTCCCATGCACCTTTAAAATGTTCACGCTCAACAGGAAACTCTTCACATACTGGGTATACCGATACATGCCATACGCCTGACTCTACTGCTTTGTATAAAGGGTCTTTAGCATTAAAGGGAGTACCTGACCAGATTACTTTACGTTTTTTTGGATGCAACGCATAGTCAATTGCAGAGTATACTGTATTCTCTACGCTCTCAATAATAGTGGGCGAACGAGCGTCATCATCAGACAGTAAGTCATCTAACATAGCTAACTGTGGTCTCGTGTTTAGCTCTACTGTTCCACGCACTCCTGTTTTAGCACCGTGTCCTGTTACAACTAATTCTTTACCTTGTTTGTTTTTAAAGTACCAACGTATGTCTGTAAATCTAAACGAATGTAGATATGTTTTTAGAAACTCACTGTACATGCAACGTCTTTCTAGCCTGTAGCGCATTTTCTTAACACCATTTTCGATAGAGTCAGATACATACAGCCCGTAGTCTACGTTACCAAAGCCAGGTATAGATCCATACACTGCTAAATATAGTATTAGATATTCTGAAAGAATTGTAGTCTTCGCTAATCCTCGCGAGCACATATTGACAGTATTCTGTGTTTTACCTGTAATATTGTCTAACATCTTGTAATGGATGACGGGAGTTTTGTTTTCTTCCCCCCGTTCCCCATTCACAAGCTTTATGAAACTAACAAACTCGAGGGCGAATTCACTAGGTACATAATTTGGATCTACGTCATAGCTAATGCTATTTAGCCATTCTTCTACAGTTTTCTTTACTAATTTCACATTGCCTCGTATAACTCATTGATTAATGTAGCTTTTTTCTTACGTCTATCTAAATCAATACCTCTTGCCTTACCCATTGCTTCTAAAGCTACAGGTGATAACTCAGCAAGCTCAGCTTTTGCTAGCTCTTCGCAGTCATCTTCCCACATACACTTAAAGAAGTGTACACATTTTTTTGCAGGTTTTAACTTATGTTTTTTCATTATTCTATCTCCTCAATATCAATTGGTCTGTCATCTACTATAAATCCTTGGCATTCTAATAATTTATCAGAGTCACAGTAAAGTACTTGCTCAGTAGGTTCACATAAAACATTTGGAGGAATAATTAACGGATCTACAGGTTTACGGACAAATGGATTGCTTTGACTACAAGATGTAGCCAACAGCGCTAGTAATACTATATTAAGAATTTTCATTAGAAATCTCCTCATATTCAGTTTCGACAGTATCCTGTTTCCTAGCAATAATGTCACTATGCGCAACGTGCTCTGCTGTAACTGCACCACTTTGTATCATCTTTAGTTGTTGCTGCGCTAACGCCCGAGTTGTTTCACGGAGCTCATCGATAGACGAATTGCTATAACTAACATCAACTTCTATCTTCGCTGTTTCAGGCGCTTTCAATTGTGTGATTAAACACTCAGCTGCTTTCTGACGCACAGTCTCGCTTTTAGCAGTGCGCATGAGCTCTGCTTGAGTGTTAATCGCTTCTTGATGTACATCCATATTAAGAATATGAACGGGCACCAAAGTTCTTTCTAAAATTTTATGAACAAGGTCTCCCTTGTTATAAGCCGTAGAAAACGATGCAATCGTTTTCATAGGCGTATTCTTATCTACTAATCGCTGATAGCGGTCAGGGAACGTTTTAGCGTAGGCTATCGTATTAGAGTCCCCGATTAACTTATAACTAACAAACTTAACAGCGTTAACATAATCTAACATCTTATAACGCCCACTTTCAATAACACTAGCAAAACCAATCAAGTTTTCTTTGTAGACGTCTCTAAACTCATCACCTTCTGTAGCATTAATAAAACTAACCATTTCATCCGTCACATTGTGACGAAACTTCTTAGGCATGCTACCTTGTAGCTGTTCTTTTGTTAGTACAACACCACTATCTTTCTTAACTAAATCCATTATCGCTCAATCCCATAATAAAGTTTAGCTGCCTTAATCTGCGCAGCATGCTTCTTCTCATCTAAAAAATAATCATCATCTACGCAATATAGTAACAAAGGGTTGGCAATATAGCAATCATCTCTTCGTTTTATAAATTGTTGATCTATCAGTTCTTTAATGTCTTTCTTAGACATTCTATCTTCAATTGCATCATCAACAGTGTTATCTGGATGAAGACAGTCACATACAATATCTACAGTCTCATGCAAGTTACCCTCCGACAGCCCCGCCCCCAGCTCGTAACCTACAATAATAAAATGCTGCTTATCAGCTGTCTGCATGTTCGCCCTCCTTGAGCAGTTCTTGAAACCTATTCATTAAACTAAAATAGTCATCATTAACATTACGAATCGTATACTGAGGATTCAGCATATAGTGTTTACTTGAATGTTTAGCTATCACCTTTAAATCGATTAGCTTTTTAACAGAACGTGACGCATAGCTCTTCTTAATATCCAACGTCTCGCATATCTCTGCTTGCGTTATATTACAAATATTATCTCCATTCAAAGGCAACTTCCTAAACATACAACAATACACACTGAAAATAGAAGACGAGCCAATCAGCTCATTCACTACTAACAAGTTATCTAAAGGTATCTTTGCCCAGCCTGCAGTATACGGTGTCTGCATTGTTCTCCCTGAAAAGTACACTCAACAGGGGAAGTATATCATAACATCCCCTAGCAAGTAAACTAATTAGCAAAAGTTAACTCTCAGGTCAACCTTGGTCCTTTCGGAATAGGGTCTGTAGCGCTTCCCTTCTTAAGAGATATCTTTTTATATAGCTCCAAGCCTCCGTTGACTACGTCAACTACAGCTTGTCGCATAGAATAGCAAGAGAGATCCCAGGGACTAAGCTTACTATTTTTTCTATAGGAAAATTACATAATTTACTACGGGAGAGGAAACTTAGTGTATGACTCGTCAACAAGTGGCACTCCCCCCCATAAGCACCCAGATAACTATCTTTTTATTTGTGTGCTTATGTGTGTCCGTTGCTTGTTGACTAGTGGTCCACTGACCGTGGTTTAGGAGGATTATCATCCTTCGTCTACTTAATCTTATAACTAATGGAGAATACTATGCCAAAACGTAAATTTAACAATGACCAAACAGTTGTCTTTCGAATCGCAGACTCGGATAATAATACGATCGGTTACATAAACTTGTCAGATGATCTAGATGTTGCAGACTATCAATTCTTTGAGTCTAACCTGTCACATCTTATGGAAACCGATCAGGTCAATCTTATCGTCAGTCCACTTGGGGGTAACAGTGAGGAACTTAATACCTCTAAATTTACAATTAAATAACTGATTGACCTTTCGTATAAATCCAGAGCACCTAAACAACAGGTGCTTCTGGATTTTTATCCTACACTTTACACCACACAGTCTATAGGATAGTGGGCTACCTGACTGCACTGTCCGTGTTTCTGGCTCTTATCTAAGGGCTATCAACTATTTAAACTAATGGAGAATAATATGCAAATATTTAAAGTAATCGGTAATACAATCGCAGCTATTGGGCAAACAGTTCAAGATACTGCTGAATTAGTTAGTCTAACAGTTAGTGATGATGGACTTAAAACTACAACTAGACAATCATTCAAGATTATTAATACAGCTCTAGATGAATCAGTAGAAATTGCTTTACTAGAATCAGAGTTCAACTTAATTAAGTTCAAAGAAGACCATGCTAAGCGTGCAGGTCGTCCAAAAGGTTCAAAGAATAAGTCATGAATAATTTAGATACATTCCTATTATCCGTAATAGAAGGAACAGTATTCATTATGTTCTGTGTATTGTTTACTATGGCTATTATCTGGTTTACCTTTTAGTTGAGTGACATGTTGAGGTGCATGTAAACAGCCTCTATTCACTACCGTA